TAATCCATTTGACAGTACCATCTGTTAAACCTGTTGCAACAGTAGATGCTGAACCAGTAGTCGAAGAACCATTAGTGGTATAAATGAATAAAAGTGTTCCAGTGGTATTTATAGCAAATCCATAACTGATATTAGATGTGGCTGCCTTAGCAATCATCACCCTTTGGGCTGCTGGGGTATAGTCATCCATCGCTACCTTAACCCTGATGTCAATATCGCCAGTAATATCTAACGCGGCTGAGTCCGCTACGCTTAAAACATTATTAGCTGTGGGTGGAGCGTAAAAATAGCCAATAGTATTTAGGTCTTCAGGCTCAAATGTAGGGTTAGTGACTAAGTTGGTTTTTGTGCTGGTTGTGGCAGCTGGATCAATATCTGTCCAAATAGTTGTCGGATCAACATCCTGCCATCTGATTGGCACAACCGAATATGTGCTGTCCGAGGTGGTAAGGGTAAGAAGGGCCTGTGATTGGTCTATGACCAAAACCCAGCCCTCAACGAAGCCGGTGTAATTGATAGAGCTGATGGCGTTTGGAAGGTTGCTAATCTGTAAAGCTGTTCCCATTTCGATATTGATGAGGTCATCAAGGTCAAGGGCGGTGAGGTTGGGATTGTCCAAATTGATACTAAAAGATGAGAAGTTAGTTTCGGGAACGGAACGCAGGGAGACATAACGGTCAGAGATATTCTGAGCCTGATCTCCTTGTTCTAGTTCCGTATTTATGCGAGCTTCAATAAGGCCGTAATTGCTAATCGAAGCGGTGTCCTCAGCGGTCTTACTTTGACCGTTCTTATAAAACAGAATAATTCGATTTACTATGTCGCTGATTGACTTGCGCGAATTGATTCCGCGCCAGTTGATATACCCCTCATCAATGTCGAGGTAGCCGTTCGCCTCAACATCTATTGTGCGACGAGACTCATTGGCATAACCAACCGAGCCAGTCTTGGTTTCATACATATACCCAAAACACATTCCAGCGTAATAGGTGGCTAAGGTGTAAGCGTCTTGGGGGTCTGATTGACGCTCTTGAAGCTCATAGACTCCGGGGGTATCAACGACGTCAATAGTGACCCCAGCTTCAGTAAGTATTCGAGTAATGCGGTCGTCGTCATATTCTTTAGGGTAATTAGTTGTCCCGACGATCGCTCGGGCCATTTGAGCAAATGGGCCTACTGCGGTGATTGTCTGGACTGCGACTGTGGCATTGGCTCCCGAGGCTTGGATGGCGTTTGAGATGTCGGTTGTCTTGCCAGTGAATACGGTGATTTCTGTGCCGTCTGAGTCTTGAATCTCGATGACAACGGTGTCATTGATTTCGAAAGCGTAATCGGTATCGGTCGTATTGAGAATTGAAATAGTCGCATAGGAAGAACGCGCTTGGTCCCAGATTGTTGGGCGGCCATAATGGATAGCCAGTCCGTTGAGTGTTTGACCAGTGTATTCAACACCAGCAACGGTGACGGTAGCGTTCGGGTTCCAGACCATCAGCCAGCAACCGTCGCGAATCTTGAGACGCCAAGGTTGGAGAAGGTTCCAGCCGTCGATGCTTCACTATTGAGGATTGTGGCAATTTGTCGAGCTGTGCCGATTGGATCAACTGCGCCATTGACGGTGATGTTGATGTTGTTGTCTGCTTGACGGAATCTACCTACGTCGAAATTTCCAGCCGGAATCTGCTTGAGAGCGTTTGCGGCAGTTACGGTATCAATCAAGCTCAGGGTCGGTACTTTGACGGTTCCGCCACCAGCGGCGCTAGATGAGCCAGACGCGCTTGAAGGCGATGAAACGATGGGAGAACTGCTAATGACAGGCGGTGTCGGTAGCGTCGCTCCGAATGGCAAGGAACCACTAGCAACGGTATTGCTACCCGTCGAGCCAGTCGATCCGAAATTGACTTTCCCGATTGTCGGAGTATCGGGGCCGCTTGTAAGTAAGTTCTTGGCTCTAATAAGGGCATTGATGCCAGTAATGGCCGCGTTGATGATTGGCTCTAACGCTCTCAAAGCTATTGAAACCGCTTTGACAATTCCACCAGCGACACTACTCAGACCTTTGATTGCGTTGCCGAGTGTGTAGGTAATGAATGGAACTAGGAAATCTTTGGCAAAATTGAATAGTCCGCGAATTGCTTGTTCGTTATCTTTGAAGGCTTTGATGACTGGATCAATAGCGACAGCCTTGAATTCTTGCATCTTGGGAATAGCCGTCTCGGTAATAAATACGAAGAATCGTTCAATAATAGGTAGCAGGGCCGCTCCAAGGGTTTCCTTAGCTTCATCGAAGGCGACTTGAACTCGAGCCATCTTGCCTTGGAATGTGTCGGCTTGAGTTGCCGCCGCACCACCGAAGGTCGAGGCTAGTTGGCTGACTGCTCCTTCAAGTCCGAGTGTCTTTATTTCAGCGGCAGATAGACCAACACCTAAACGAGTAAGTGAGCCAGTGTTACCTTCGTAGGCTTTGCCAAGGGCATTGGACACAGTCTCTACGTCTTTACCAGTTGCCGCCGATATGTCCAAAGCGAGGGTTAGTAAATCTTGTGACTTAGTAACGTCCCCAGTGGCAATAGCTAGTCTTTGAAATGCTGGGCGAAGCTGGTCATCAGCGACGCCAGTAGCAAGAGAAGTCTTCAGAATTTGCTTTTCGATTGCCGCAATTTGTGTATCGGTCGCGTCGGTAACATTCTTTAGCGCATTGGCTAGACGCTTTTGAGCGGCTTCGTCTTCAATAGCGGCTTTGACGCCATCGACTGCGAGTTTGACAGCATAAGCACCAGCGGCGGCCGCGGCCGCAACGAAAGCCGCTTTGGCGGCGGCTCCGAACTTCTCTACTTTGCCAGCGAATCCCTGAACTTCATTTTCGGCTGTGCCAAGCTTCTTCTTGAGATCATCGACGTCGGCGAGAATGGATAACTTGAGCGTTCTACTTCCTGCCATTATTTATCCCATTCCCTTAGTATTTTTGAAAATGCTTCTTCCCATTTGCGAATCAATTCAGGCTGTATCTTACGAAGTGCTGGATAGATGAAATAGCCAGCATTTCCTCGACCCTTGCGAGGGGTTCGTCTTGGGAATTGAGGATAACGATTAGATCCGAACTCGTAACCTGCCCAGAGGTCTTTAGTCGTTGCTCCACCAGAGAAACGCTGAGACGCGAATCCATAAGAGAACTCGCCAATCTTCGAGGTCTTGGAAACCCTAACGCCACTTGTAATGCGATCGACAACGGCCTGTCCAAATGTTCGAGTAATTCCGTAGGCTTTGACTTCATTGGCGGCGTACTGAGCCAGCGCGTTGCTCTCGCGTTTAGCCGCATCAACAGCTTCAGCGTCCATCGCTTTGAAAGCGGTAATGACTGACCTAAGTTCGCGCCGGTCATAGGCAACCGCGTCATTTGCCACCGTTCCGCTCCTTTAGTATTTCTATTGCCGTCAAGATTTGGTCGATGTCAGTCCATTCGCTCATCGGGATTCCAGTTGCGATTGCGACTTCTAGGATAAGTCGATTTACGCTTCCGGACTCGTAACTTTTGGGCTTTCATCTCCAATCGTCATTTCTTCGATTGATAACTCCCAGATTTCCTGAGACTTGGTTGGCTTTCCAGCCGCTTCGCGCTTGTAAGCGAAATAAGCCAAATCGAGAAAGTCAGCTTGTTGATAAGCCGAAATATCCTGCATTGAATAAATCGACTTGCCGGTCTTGCGTTCCCACTTAGCCCATTCAGGTAAGCCAGCAACGTAAGTAATTTCCTCGCCGTTTGTGTATGTAATTTTTATATGTAATTTCATTGCTCCCGATTCCTATCTCTTAGCTAAATGTCTCTGTGACTTCGCCTCTTGCCACCTTGAAGGTATAGGAGACGGTCTGAGCATCGATTCCTGATCCACCAGCAGTTGGGTACTCTGGCAAGACTGGAAAGACAAATTGTGCGCCTGATGCGGCTGTGAGTGTAATGCTGATTTCTGTGTTTGGGTTTGTGTCGCAAGCTGTCCAGAGAGCTTCGCATACTGAGGAAGTCTTACCCCAGTCGGCGAGCATATCGAGCTGGAATGTACCTTCGACATTGACGACCTTATACGCTTCGCCATCGAGAGTCTGATAAGTCTCGCGAGTGAAGGTCTTGGTCAATACAGCGTTTGTCGCTTGGGCTTCGATGTCCGTTCCACCTGTGAAAGACAGCGAAATATCGCGACCGGTGATTACTGTGGTTGCCACTATTTCTCCTTAGTTGGTTTGAGTGTAATAGGTGGAGACGCGAATATCGGCGACCAATAAATTGACCGCACCCACTTGCGTAACCGTAGGCCGTTCGACTGGGCCGACTGTGTAGCCGTCCGGTATAACTGCCAAAACTGATAGAAGTAATTGCTCGAGATTATCTAGTGATGCTGGATTAGAAAGATAGGCGACTCCGCAGGTAATGGTCATATTGATTTTTGCGTGAATTGTCGAGTCGTTGATTGTGTTAAGTTCTAGGTAAGGCGAATCTGGAACAAGAATAACCGCTGGCACTTGAACCGCCTCTGGAACGTATGAATAAACGTTCGCAGATACTGACCCGAGCGCGGTGGCCAGCGGTGTCCGGATGGAAGAAAGAATAGTGCTAGGCATTAGCCGACCATCGCCTCAACGTCAAGGTAAGGGCCGAGAAGACCAGTTACTTTTGCGAGAAGATTTTTGGATAGGCGGTAAGGGGTTACTGCGAAATCGATTCCTTCGATTGATCCGCCGGACGCTGTGCGAGCTTGAAAGATTTCGACAGAGATAGCCAATACAGCAGATTCGACGTTAGGGTTTCCGACGTAGGTTGTGAGGCCAGAGAGAGCAGCGTTTCCTGCTGGGATAATGTTCTTTTCCAGTATGTCTGCATTTGTGATAGCGGCGGTAAATACATAGGCGGTGATTTCGTCGTCGGTTACTGTGTGAGTTCCGTTGAATGGCGAACCGCATCCAGTAATAATGACGGATTGGCCTTGAGTGAATTCGTGAATCGTTGCGGTTTCAAAATAAGCAACGTTATTTTCTAGCTTGACTTTGTTGATTTTGCTTTGAAAAGTGACCAGCATCGGAAGAATCAAATTCTCCGAAGTATCAATGATGTCGTTCAGATAAGCATCGTTATAGAGGGATGACGAGACGCCAAGAATGGTGCGTAGCTCTGTGGCCGTGACTATTGTTGGCATCTCGCCTTCCTTTCGATCTAGGGGTCTAAGCCAGCTCGGGAGCGGACTGGCTCAGACTTTTGGGATTATTTACGCTACGCGCCAGTTGTAAGCACCTGCGCCGACTTTTGTAGCCAATGCGCCATAGCCGTAGTACGCAACCTTGATTTGTCCAGTAGCGACAACGTTTGTCTCTAGGCGGAAGCGACCTGATTCGTACCAAGTGTAGGAATCTGGGTTCAAGATGATGATTGAGTCATCACCAGTTGGAGCCGCTGTTGCAAGGTTACGAGCAACGCGTAGGTTGAGACCTAGGACGTTACCGCGAACTGACTGACCAGAAAGATTTCCGTTCTGGTTGGATGGGCCAATGAGGTTCTGATAAATCGGACGACCAGCCTCAGCGAGGTTCATCAAGACGCCCCATTGTTCTGGGCTGACAAGGATGTTTGTCGCAGTTCCGAGAGTGTTCTTATATACCGAGACTGAAGCATCGGATACGAAGTCGAGGAAATTGTCTGCTGACATTGTGCGGTTTCCGCCGTCAGTTCCACCAGCTACGAGACCAGCGATAACTGCAACGTCGGTTGCCTTTGCGTATGCGAACTCCATCTGACGAACGAGTTCATCAAAGAATGCAGGTGAGGAACGATCGAGAAGTTCAACTGAGAACTCCTGTCCGCCAGCGTACTTCTTGACTGAAACGGAGAGGAAGTTGTTTGTCATTCCTGTCTCGTCGATTGTTGCTTCTTCAGCTTCTTCGCCGACTGTTGGAACTGCGGTGATCTTAGGAATCTCGAAGCTCATACCTGCATCAGGTAGAACGCCGCGAGAAACGGAATCAACTGCTGGACGATCTGCATTTGAAAGTGGGTTGATGATTTCAGTTAGTTGGCGAGTTGGGATGAGACCAGCATTGTTGCTTGTGGTGTCATCTGCGGCCATAACGTACTGACGTGAAGCGTCATCGCCCAAAACCTTTGCGCGGATTGATGCCTCGAGGTATTTCGCCTTTGTGAACTCAAGGCGAGGTGTGGTGTAAAACGCTGGGCGTGGCGCAGCGGCTTCCACCTTGGCAGCTTCTACCGTTTCTTCGGCAGGAGCTGGAACGGTAGTGTCTGACACTTGTTCTCCTTCGGTTGGTGTGTCCGCTTCGGCGGTTGCCGGAGCAGAATCTTCTTTAGGTGCTTCATTCTCTGAAGCGGCGACTTCGCTAACGCGAGCCGAATCGATTGCTGGATCTGTAACGAGTGAAACCTCATCGAGCGTCGCGGAAGTAATCTGCATAACGCCCTTTACGTTTGTCCATTCGTTGATTTGTGCGCCAACGCTAAAACCATCGCGTAAACCTTCTGTGGCCTCGATTAGCGCGTCTTCTCCGGCCATAGTGTTGGCGATTTTGAACGTTGCCACAATTCCGTTTGCGGTTACTTCGTGAGATAGCAATTTGCCAATCGGACGAGTGCGGTCGTGTTCGAGAAGTAACTTTACTGGCTTCATTTCGATTGAATCGTTTGCGAACACAGTTGGGCCAACTGAAGTGTTGCCCTTCTCGTTCCAAGTCACAATAGTTCCGCTGATTGTGCGCTTTACAGTATCGGCCGCAGTAACGACCATCGGCATACTAATTTTCATTTGGTATTAGGTCTTCCTCTCGTTGAATTTGCTCAACGCTCATCGCGCCAATGCGGTTCAAGATTTCATAAACCTGAGCGCGTTCCAATGCGTTACCGCGAAGGAAATCGTCAAGTGCGAAGCGCGTCATAACTGGATTTGGTACAAAGTCCGGTAATGAGAGCCTTTCCTCAATCGCCTTGAGAATTGGGCGCAGAGAGAAATCAACAAGTGATCGCCGTTCAGAGACAGCATTTGAGTAGGTCATAGAAGTCGTCTCTGCGCTCAAGAAGTAAGCCGGAATGCCACAGGCGCGGGCCAGTTCGAGGGCAACGTATTGGCGTGCTTCCGCGAGTTGTAACGACCTAGGGTCGAAACCAAATTCTTTCAAGTCAACGTCCGCATTGAGGAACGCAGTTGAACGAGTCTGTCGGGCAGTTCGCCAAGCTGAAAGAAGCGACGAAACTCTTTCGGCGGTTAGGTTTGTGCCATTAGATTTCAAAATCATTGAAGGGGCTGGCTCTTTGGCGTAATTTACTGCCGCATTTTCTAAGAAGACTGCCGCGCTAATTGTTTTGCCAGCTCTATGAAGTAATCCTTCATCTGGGCCATCGAAACGAATGATTGAACCCACTCCTGTGAGTGGTACTGCCATTCCATCGACTTTGTATCCGGTAATTTCGGTATTCTTGAAATTCGTATCGACCGTTATACGGTCAGGACTTACGCGAGTCCAAGCTCTAACGCGTCCGCCATCTGTGGATGAATACATTTCAAGAACTTGGCCATAACCGACGCCATAAAGCCAAATATCTTCAGCAAGCCAGTTATAAATAACAAATCCAGCAACTCTTGGGTCTGGCTGATTGATAACGCGGTGCGGATCGACATATTGTCCGGTGATGCGATTGAAAGTTGTCAGCGGTAATGATCCGATAGTTCCGCAGATAATATTTCGAGCGCGAGCGACGGAGGGAACGCTCATCGCTAATTGACGCGTTGAATTTGTTGCGCCGCCGAGAATGTTATAGACGGAGTCGGTAATTTGAACCGGAGTTAGTGCGGCCGTAACGTCGCTGACCTTGTCAGGCTTGGCAGAAGTTACTTGTGGAAATAGAAAGTCGCGGATAGCACCCATTTGCCTAATATTGTAAGGGGAGTGTGTTACAGAATGACAATATCAACGCCATCGTTTGATTTAGTGGCGAAGTGAGTCGCCATCGCCGACGCAATAGCTCCACAAATAACCGCATTACTTACTTTTCGACCCATTACCCAACCGCCGTCCCCATAAGGTAATTTGACAGCGGATAGGCATTGTTTGGTCAGCTCTTCCTGTCCCGAGTGGGCTAACCGTTGAGATGAAATTGCACCTAGGAGTTCATCGCAACTTTGAGCATAATCTAAACCATCAATCGGCTCAGTCCTAATTCCAGCAGGGGCCAATCTAGCCGCAACCGCTGACGCCGTTCGAGCTGAGTAAGCGACAAGTTGGACTGGGTATTTTCTGAACCACTCGGCTAGGTCATTGGCCAAAGCTTTATCGTCCAAGTTCTGAGGATTATGCCAAGTCTGCAGAAGGATGACTTGAAACTGGTCTCCTTCAAGTTTCTGGCTGGCAACTAGGGCGGCTTGTTTTCTGTCTGGACTGAGATCAATAGCCAGCCAAGTGTCGGACTCAGGGTTGAGTCGAAGTCCCTCAACTTTACAGGATTCCCATTGTGAAGCGTTGATGACTGGATTGATGGTATCAACCCATTGGCATAAAACTTCTGTGCGCACAATGTCTTCGGGGTCTGATAAAACCGCTCGAATGTTATCGGGATGGACTGTGTAGCCAAGTGACGGATTAGCTTGGCAGACACCTAGCCAGAAGTCCGGTGAGTTATCGAATTTGATGCCGTGAGGCGCAGACCATTCGAACCAGCCAATATCATCCGAGCCGCCGTGAATTGCGGCTAACGCTCTTTCGCGTAACTTATTTAGAACTATTGAGTGCTGATCGCCAGCATTTGAATAAACCCATATTTGAGGATTTGGGCTGGCCATCTGGGTATAACGTAGGGCCGACCAGACATCCTCGTCTTTATACTCGCGAGCCTCGTCTAAGTGAATAGTTTCAGGGGCGGCGATACCTCGACCGGCTGAGTTATTGGCTCGGACGATATAACGTCGGCCTTCCGTGAATTGAAGCTCTTGAAATCCCTTACTTTCCAGCTTCTTAGTAAATTCGGCGGCCAATCGGGGAGTCTGCTCGATAATGCCATAAATCTTGTAAAACAATTCTGCCGAGGTCGTCAGCTTGTGAGCCGTATGAACTTGCAACTTCTCCTTGAGAACGTAGATTCTGAACAAGATTTGCAAGGCCATAAACGTCGATTTACCTTGTTGCCGAGCGCAGAGTAGGGTAACGACTGGGTGAGCCCATCGGCCATCGGGTTTGTATTTGAGCGAGTGATGGGCGAGCCATTGTTGCCAAGGGAGCAGTTCAAAACCGATTTCCTCGCAAAATCGGATCATTGCCTCGCCGTGAGAGGGGTAATCGGTCAGTTTTGTGTGAATTCGAGGGTTTGGCACACCTCGGTAAGCCGATTCGTCCCTGACTCGGGCTATCTCAGTCGATTGCTCCATTATTCTCCAGAGTCGGCCAGATAATGAACAGCCGAGCCATTTTCAGGGAAAATCTTCCCAATGGGGGTCGTCGGTTTCCGTGCGCTCTCAAAAAAGGTAGGGGCCATACGATCGCGCTTACCAGAGTTGCATTTGTTGCAAGCCGCAACCATATTAGTAGCTTCATCGGTGCCACCTTTGCTGATTGGTATTAGGTGATCGACTGTATTGGCTTCTTGTCCGCAGTAGTGACAAGTGAAGTAATCGCGTTGTAATACTTCACTGCGTACTCGCTTGTAATACGCTGAGTTATATCTCTTGTGGCCCATCAGTGCCAGCCCTTACGTTCCAAGTGTGCCAATGCTTTACAAGCATCGCCCCCGTACCTATGAGAGAGATACTTCATATGCGCTTTTATCTGCTGTTTAGGACTAAGGTCTCTATACCAAGTAGAACGCATCTGTCCTAAACCATAGTGTGATCCGTTACGAGCTTTAGGATTCCAACTACTTTCCTTATGAATCAACCAGTTATAACACTCAAATTGCTTCCAACTCATTTGATTGTACGCATATAGTTTCAGATTCATATCTGCTTTTGATGGGCTTGTATTTATTATTGTAATCAGAGCCGCTATAAGTATCGTAGGCATCAGGCGAAGATATAAGGCCCCCCTCAACCTCCGCTTTAGGGCCAGCTCTGCGCCCGCGCTATGGCGAGATGGTACTCGGCTTGTCAAATTGAAATACATAACCGCAGGTCAGAGGCTTCTTAGCCCTCTAACTCAAGTACTTTTCTAACATCGATTTCATTAGCTCCATTGAGCCCAATTATGGCATCTCTAAGCTTTGCTCGACCTTCGCCGTGGAACTTCGTCGTCAGATAAGGCTCAGACTCGCTACCCTCTAACCAATCAACTATTTCACCATTTGGATCAATAACTACATCATCAAGGTAATTGAACTTCTCCAATATCTTGTCAATCGATGATTCTCTTATTGTCTCCACTATCTCACTAGGGACGTTGGTCTTTACCCATTCAATGAACTTACGCTCTGACTTGATGACCCACTTGAACTTCGGCTTAGTGGTTGTTATGTAGGCAATTACCTCATCACCTAATTCAGCCTTTACTCGGTCTGCTCCTAGATTATTCATCTCGCCTTGGAGTTCAGCTCTTAGCTCATCCTTGAGGCGTTTGGCTTGGTCTGCTAAAAGGCTAATTGCCGCCAGTTTCAGACTCAGGTCTTTGATTGTCATCTTGCTCCCTTTTCTTTGCTCTGTTTAGCCGGATTTCTAATGATGCGAGATTCACACCCATATCTCGGGCGATGAACTCTTTATCGAAGCCCCATTCGAGCATTTGACGGATATATGCAAGCGAGTGGGTGCTTCTTCCTAGTTTGTCTTCCCTGCCCATCCTTCTCCTTTGAAATGTGCTGGGGTTGGGCTATAAACCTTTCGAAGCGGAGTAGAACAATGACAGATCATTGTCTGACTAGCCGCCTCGAGGGTTAGCGTAATTTCTATCTGTTCTTCGCACCGGTCACAGAAGTAATCATATGTCGGCATCGATGAACCTCTCCAGTGTGGCGTTGCCATTCCAGTAGCGTTCTTTGATGCGCTCTTGCCCATCGGCTATCTTGCAGATTCGACACTTAGCGGCTTTCATCTTGTAATTGCCGCATTGGTCGCATCTAGTAATAGCGTCTTCCTTATTGGCTACTCGATCCATTGGCTCCACCAATCTCTGCTCAAAGCAATTCTGACATTCCATCAGCCAGACATCTTGGCCCTCGGTTATCTCAGAATCGTATTTGATGATTCCCCTTTGTGCTGTCACCTTCTTACATTGGCCACACATAAAGGGATGGATTTCATCAATCATTTCTGAAAGACCCAGTGCCCATCTCCTCCGATTTTCATCCACTTAGCAGGATGGCCAGATTTAGGGACTGGGCAGACCCAGCCTCGATATTCCTTACCTTCCTTTGTGCCTTGCTTTAGAATCATCGGGCCGCATCCATTACCGCAAAGTGGTACTTCGTCAATTACTTCGGCACCGAACTGGTCGGCTATATGGCTAACGTCCCAGACTATCGGCTCAGGGTCGTTCGGTCTTTGATCCGCAACAAAGTCTGCGAGAGCTTTATTTGTTGTCTGGATTGGCTTCTTAGGTCCTCCAGATGGCTTTGCAAAGTAACCAGCGAGATTGAGAGCGCGTCCAAGTGCGCCAGTTTCTGCAAGTTCGAGCGCATACTGTTTTGATTTAGACTCAGAGGATAATCCGGTTGTCCAAGCAACAGAATCCGCTTCAGTGCGATACAGCTCAACTTTGACAATATAGACATCGCAAGTAGGGATAAGCGATTCTTCCAATACGTGCGATTTGATGCGATAATCAGGATACGCATTGATAAACTCCTTTAGTCGGTCTTGCACCGATACATAATCATCTAGGTAATTCGACATTTAGCTTCTCTCTCCCTGCGAACTCATCGATCGCATATTCCAGTTGTTCTTTCAGTGACCAGAAGGTTCCATCTGGCCAGTTCTGCGCTTCATTGGCGCAGGGTTGGCAATAAAACCGCACTTGAGCGCGGCGTAGCGGCGTCTCGCTCTGGACTTTCCAGACTGCTGGGACTTGTGCTTTCAAGTGCCAAGTGCCGTCTTTGAGTTGCCCATAACGAGACTTACAGTAATCACACCATTGGCGTTGGTTAGTGTTGCGAATCAGACTCAACGTCGTCCCAATCTTCTGGTGAGCTGAATCTTGTGAAAGCCAGAATAGAGGCGTATCCAATGAGATCGAGATACGAATCCTCGCGCTCTGGACTCTCCACCATTCGGCTGAGTTTGGTCGCGATAAAGATAGTTGCCAACTCAGATGGGTCTCTGAGCTGAACACCGAGGACTCTCGCGATTTTGTAAATGCGTAATAGATTGTGCCTCGGGTCGCCATATTCCAGCCCTCGGTCATCGAGGGTGTTACCAGCGTCCGAGAGCCAGTCACTTAGCGATCTCTCTGACATATTGATTCGAGGCCCTTCCGCGTTTGTATCCTTCGTTGAAGGCTTTGGCTTTAGCGGATTCAATAGATGCGTAAGCAAGCCAGAATCCGGTTGATAGTGCCAAGAGGATGCTAACGATTTGCTCTGGTGTGAAGTCATTCGACATCCGCACTCACCCCGAATCGATCCAACCAATAGGCTGAGATTTCTTCTCTACTCAATCGCCCTCTTGTTGATTGGCGACCTAGCGATTCGATTGCATATCTGCGAATGATTTGGCCTTTGACGTAATTCTTACCATCTGACCAAGCTCCCGAAGTAGAATCAAATCGAATTACTTGCGGTTTATTTATCACTTATTCTCCCTTCCAAATCCTCTAAATGGATTTAGTGGGATAAATGTAATTACCTAAATGGATTTATACAAGTAGAAGCTCGGCGAGTCGGATTGGTAGGAAGGCGCAGAGCTTCTCGACCTTATGGCTACCAGCGAAGTCAGTCTTATCGGGTAGGGCCTTCAAATGCCATTCTGGGGCTTCTAGAGCCCCTAAGTCGAATTGGTAGATACCTTTAGGGGTGGCGTTGATATAAAGCGTCCTAGCACCCGTCCTAGCCCTTATATCGGCCAAGTAATCCCACTTCTTCTTCTCGATTATGAGAGTGTCGTAATGAGTGCGTCGGCACTTCATCTCAATATATGCGTCGTGGGTAATGCCGTCGGCTCGGTCGGTCGCCGATAGTGGCGTCAAGTCCGGATAAACGGTCTTGAGTGCCTCGAATAGTTCGACCTCGCGAAGGTAAATTAGTCTTCGTCCTCGTCTTCGTCTTCGTCCCAAGGCTTGAACATTGGGTTTCCGTTATCCACTATCCATTCAGGGTACGAGCTACGATCCATCGCGAAAGCAAGAGCCGTTCCTTCATCCATTCCAGCTCGACGGCAAGCCATATAAACCTCATTACAAGCAATGGCCCAGAAATCGAGGCGAGTCAGTGGGACATCTTTCGTCGTTTTGCGACGTTTTGCCACCTTCTTGACTGGCTTCTTAGCGCGCTTTTTTGCCTGTGCCACTTCTGCTCACTTTCGTCGAGAGGGCCAATTCTAGCTGAGACTCCATTTTATCAAGGCGCGACACTATGGGCAGATTCTCAAGTTTGATTATGTATCTCAGACCAGCGATTAGTAATCCAATCGATCCGAGGACTGAGGCGATAAAGGCCGCAATATCGGACGGGGCCATTACCGGACTTTGCCGTAACGCTCGTAAGAAGGATTCAGCCAGTTGATGATGCTAGGCAAGACTGATGCTAGTGCGGCATTTGCAATCGCATTGACATCGAGGCCCACTGCTAGGTACGTCGCTAGGGCCGCCGCTACGAATGTCTTCGCCCAACTGCCTGCCATCATTTTGAGTTCTTGCATTTCTCTCTCCTTCTAGGTCGAACCATTTGCCGTTATTGTCTCCCAAAGTGGTGAAGCTAATATGGAAATGCGAGATATGCGGATTACCGCGATATTTGCGCCACTTCCAATTCAGAATGGTTGAACAAATGCGGCCATTATGAATAATGTATTTAATCCGCTTATCGCCTCGTTTAGCGCATTTGCGAATCTTTTCAACCAATGCAAAAACTTCTTCTTTGTGTGATCCTAAATCAGAATCAACATCAATCGCTCTGACTACTCCATCGACCGCTATATGATCCGAATTACCTTTCGCCAAATGACGAGCATCAGCAATCCAGCCATCACTGCGCCTATCGCGCTCAGGATAATCATCATCGATTTGTTCCCTTAGTTGTTGGCCGGCTTTACAAAGCTTTGCTGAATTCGCCATCGTAATTCCAACCTATCTCAACTTCTGGGTAGTCATCGACATTGATGAAATGTGAATTGTCGGGCAGGAAGTCAGTTTCATCGTCATAAAACGCGACAACCTTATTCTTGACTATTTGCGCGAGCTTCGGCATCTGCCTGATCCTTTAAATAAACTTCATACTCAGCATCAGTCATTTCGCGGACTGTGGTTTCGCCTGTATTAACATCTACATCCATTACTTGTGGTTTCATTATTTAACTCCATAAAGAGACATAGTTCCTGCTCCGGCAAAAGTATTATCTACGATTACATTAATTTGCGTAACAATGGCACTAGCCAAGTAAATACCACTTTCCAAAAATTGTGTAGTTGTACCCGTCGCGCCGCCGAAACCTTTATTAATAAATTTAACTCCGGCATTGTCGCAATTCTCAATAACAACCATTGCTGAAATTGTAGTTGTCGAATTGGTGAAAGATAATTTGGAAGTGAATCCAGCTTGTGTGACTTGTTCAGCACCTGACCAAAATGAATAAAGATATTTATTTGCAGAATCGTTGTTGATCCGAATATCAAGCTCCTCGGTGACTGATAAAGTCACCCCATCTGCAACAACCATCAATTTCTTATATGGAGACAATCCAGTGAAATTAACTGCAGCTGCGGCAGCGGTAGGAGTTACCGAGCTGATTAACTCCCAGTTATCACTACCTGTTCCACCAATTTTCGATATAGCCATTATGCAATCTCGCTTCCAAATGCGTTGAATGACAAATCAGCGGTTGAGGCATAAACGCGCAAAACATCGGTGGCATCGAGGGTGACTCCGAGAGTTAGTGCGACAGTTTCTTTGGCTTGAATTGACGCATCATAAACAAGGTACTGGCTGTTAGCAGTAGCAGCACCATTAGCCGATACATAAATCCGATAAGTCGCAGCTGATGATCCGCGATTGCACACAGTGATTGAGCTGATAATTGTCTCAGTTGCCGCTGGTACTGTGTAGAGCGCGGTTTCGGTTGTTGCCGCTGGTGCGCTTTGTCCGAGGATCTTGTAAGTTGTCGTTGCCATTATGCTCCCATCAATAGGAATGGGTGCTGGATGCCACCCTTGAAGTTTTCGATTTTGTTAGTTGTAGTATCAATGGCGTTAGTGACTACTCGAATAGCCTCAGCACCCTCTTTGAGGTAGTCAGAGTCATCGGGCTGAGTCCAGCCATAGGTGGTTGAGGTTGCCATAGTGTCCTATTCTACGGTAGTCCGACAGTATCTACATTTTGCCACAGCGTTGTGGGCTTTGACCCCCAGTAGGCCACAGCCGTAG